CGCCGATCAGCACATGGGCGAGTGGGTCCGTGGTACGGCTGATTGTTCGTGGGCGAGAGCAACCACTCCTCGAAGACTCAGATACCACCCGTATCAACGCTGAGTGGATTTGCGCGCGTGCGTGTGAGCTGGCGTGCACGGCGCTGGTGAATCGCAACCCAGATCAAAACGTATATCGAGATAAGATGTATAAGTACGAGCGTGTGGCTCAGTCGATGCGCACGCTGATCGTACCCCGCACCAAGGCGGGTACAACGTTGGAGTGGTAAATGGACCGAGGCGATAGCTACAAGTCAATTTACCTCAACGACAAGATGTATGAGATTACTGCGGTGCAGCACAATCTCCTTGCATCCTTTGTCAACAAGACAACGTTTGGTGATCCCAACTACGATAGTGATCCCCTGCTCTCCGCTAAGATTTATACCTCCTACCTCGGCGGGATTGGCATCGAGCGTGCCAAGGAGGCGCAGGATGATCAGCGCTATTGGATTGGTTCACTTGATACGCGGCGTCCGTTTCAACTGTCGCTTCTTCCTCGCGCTGCTCAGATCACCCACAGTGCCAACATCGCCCCGCTCGGAGACTTTGGATCGAACGTCCTCTTTGCCACTGCCACTACCCTCCACTCATATAGTGAGAGCACGGGTCTTAGTGCGTCCCTCGGGACGATTGATGATCCTCCCGTCTATCGAGGATGGGCCTTCAAGGGGAAGATGTACATCCCGCAGTCGGACGGCTACCAGACGTGGGATGGCTCCAGTGTCTCAGCGCAGAACACGACCGTAAAGGCGATCTGCTTCGCCGAGTGGGACGATAAGCTCTACGCACTCTGCTCCGATCACAAGCTCTACCGCACCATGGATGGTTCCTCGTGGACCCTCATGGCCTCTTTGGGCACCCATCTCCAACTCCGTCGTCTCATCCTCTACATGGATGCCGCTGCGAATGACACGCTGTACATCATTACGACAACGGGGATTTATGCATGGGACGAAGAGAACAGCAGGGTAGTGACAACCAGACTCGGCCATCTTCCGCAGCACCCGGACAACGGGTATGGCGTCGCCATGTGGCGTCAAGGAGAGGACCTGTTCATGTCGGCGGGGCTGGACGTGTACCGCTGGACAATCTCTGGCGTGGCTCCCTTCTCTGGTCCCAGCGCAGATCAGGGTCTACCACAGGAATATCGTGGCCGCATCGTTGACATGATCGGCGAGCATTCTGGTCTCTATGCCATGATCCAGGGAGTCAATGGACCCGGCGATCTCTTCCAGCCAGCGTCGCTCTTTGATCCCGGACAGAACACGGAAGGTGAGATCGACGCCACCATCACCGAAGGCAAGAACATCGTGCTGGTCTGGAACGGGCACGGATGGCACCCGGTGTCGATCCCGACCCTCTCTGGCACCCCATCGTGGTTCATTGTCTCTGGCGCCAACAACAACTATCGGTTGTGGTGGAGTGTTAATGACACCCTGATTACCGTGCAGCTTGGTCGTCCGATCCTGAATCCGCGAGAGCGCATCATCGCTGGGCAGGGGGACTTCGAGCTTGAGGGCGAGATCACCACCAGCCAGTTCGACGGGAACATGTTCATGTATGACAAGCTGTCATCTCACCTGGAGGTGTACTTCTCGTACTTTGATGAGTCGAAGCATACCTGTGAGCTATCGTTCCGCACCGAGTCACAGGACTGGGAGTCAATCCCATTCTCGTACGATGATGGCGTCATTACGATTCCCTTCGATCCGCAAAGCCTGACCGATGGATCGCGCTTCAGCTATGGTCAAATCTTCAGATGGATTCAGTTCCGCATCAAACTGAAGACCACGGACATCACGACGAGTCCGGTGCTTGAATCCTTCTCGAACAAGTTCATCCGTATCCCAATGAAGCAACGTGCCTTCACGTTCCAGATTCCCTTCCAGTCCGACTATCACGGTAACCGGACCGCTGAGCAGGCGATCGCTGAGTTGGATGAGATGATCAACGCCAAGCGGTATGTGCGGCTCCAGACATCGGCACTCCCCGATCAGAGCTACCGGGTGTATATCTCCGGTGCCTCTGGCGCTGGCCTCTCGGGCAATGACCCGCGTGGGTATGTCAGCTTGACCGTGGCGCAGGTGGGTATCCCGACATGGAACGGGGAGCCGATCAGTGGATAGGCGGCCGCAGCAACCACTACAGGTCAACATCGAGACCATCACACCGGACAAGCCAGCGAAGTCCAGACGTGGCCCGAAGTTCATCAAGACCACCGAGACGAGTCCGTTCATGAATCCACCGAACGGATTCGTTGGTGAATGGAACTCACTCTCTGAGTGGTTCGTCTACCTTGGATTGTGGTACGTGCTGAACGAAGAGGGGAGTCCGTTCAATCCGCCATTTGATGGGGGCTATCGGTTCACCTATCAGGTCCCAGTATTCGGAGGCCGCAGCTTTCTGGGAGGGCAGGTTGTGGACTTCGTTGTTACACTTAGGGACGGACAGCAGATCGGACTTTATGTCCAATCGGATATGTGGCACCTGATGGGTGGCCCAGCGAAAGAGTCCGCTGACCTTGGCAATATGCTAGGTGCAACGGACATCATGCGGGTGGCGCCGATCCTCGAAGGGGACATCATCCGAGACCCAACTGGGGAAGCCTGCTGTCGCACACTGGTTGGTGCCTTAGGAGGCCGTGCCTCTATTGGGCCAACAAACACAGGAACGTTTATTACGAGCCGTGCAGGAAAGATGAACGTACGATGAGCCAGCGCATCCGAACCATTGTCCGGAACCCAATCACCGGGAACGGCATCGCCGGGATCACCGTCTCGCTCAAGCGTCACTCTGACGACGGCACGATTACGACGGCGGATACTGATGCCAATGGCCTTGCTGAATTTGATCTTGCGGATGTGGGGTATGTGGGTCCTGCCTACCTCGAATACACCTCGGGAGATGTCTATCGCCGATCAGGTTACATCGGTGGGCAGATCGGTGGGCTGATCTGGTCCGATACCCTCAACGATATCTTCACGGCGAACGGAATCGGCGTGGTGCCCGGATACCTGAACGGCCTTGCCGTCTCCGCATCCGGTGCCAACATGTCCGTGTCAATCGCATCAGGCATGGCTGTCTTGAAGGATGGCATTGTCTATCTGTGGGAGGAGCCGCAGTCCGTCACGATGGATACTGCGGACGGAACCCACCCTCGTATTGATCGCATTGTGCTTCGGCTGGTGCGCGAGGGGCAGGCGCAGGAGGGGAAGGTGACCCTTGAAAAGATCACTGGCTCTCCTGCTGCCAGTCCATCTGCGCCCGGCATCACGCAGTCGAGTACTACCTGGGACCTGTCGCTGGCACAGGTACGTGTCAACGCAGGCGTGAGCGCTGTTGCTGCCGACAAGGTAACCGATGAGCGATACAGCACAGCACTGACACAGGCGTACTCATTCGCCTATCCCACTGGTATCACCGCAGGGGATACGTTCTACATCGACACGAACGGTCGGCTGGCCCGACTGCCAAAGGGAACATCAGGGCAGGTACTCACACAGGGCGCTGACATTCCAGCGTGGAACACTGGCGTTTCGGTTGGTGGAATCACCGTCAATGTTGGTAATAGTGTTGATGTGATCCTCTCAAGTGAACCAGTGATTTATGTTGAGTTCCCGTTCGCCTGCGATCTGACTGGATGGATGGTACAGGGGGATGTGTCGGGCACCATTGCTTTCGCGGTGGCCAAGGCGTCCTCTGGCTCTAGCTCCTTCTCGAATATCCACGGCTCCAATCACCCTCGCCTCTCTGCTGCGCAAACTGCATCAAGCACAGATATGTCCTCATGGACCGCAAGCATCACGGCGAACCAGAAGCTGCGTATCAGCGTGACTGGAACCACGACGAGTATCAAGCGCGCGAGCTGCTCCCTTCGCTTCACGAGGACGTAATGCGATGGCGTTCGTTGATAACGGATCAATCATCCCATCAACGGTCAGTGTCTCTGACCCCATCGTTATCACGGTCAACAGGGATGTTGAGCCGGGTGAGGTCGCCGTCCTCTTCATCACGAACGATGGGAGCAACGTCTCTGTCTCTGGCGTCACAGATTCCAGCAGTAATAGCTGGACGGTCTATCAGTTCGGGAATACTGCTGGTCGTGCGGCTATTGCCTATGCTCTGATCGAAACGCAGCTCGACAACGCAAGCGACACGATCAGCGTGAACATGTCCAGCGGACACCGAACGATCGTGCGTGGCGCCGGGTACTCCGGCCTTACTGCGGTGCGGGATAGCGAGGCATCCAAGGCGGCTGAGGAAGCGGCCTATAGCCTGAGCTGGACTGCCACTGATGACGGCATGGCATTCGTTGTCTTCGGGTTCCCGGTGGACTATGCGTTTGGCGATGATGACATTACTGGGTGGGAGCAGGAGTTTGTCACCGACGATCTGACAGGGCTACAATCGCAGCAGGTATTCCGAAGAGACGAGGCTGCTGGCAGCGTGTCTTGTTCCAATACCGCGCCGACTGTGTATTACTTAGCTGCTGGCATCCTGCTCCCGTACTTGGCCGCCGGTCATGGACAGGCAGTTGTCGTGCTATGAGTGAGAATGTTGAACCCGCCGTGCCAAAAGCTGATCCAGGTCCCCAGATGGTTGATTGGCTCACGTACCTCGACATGCGACTTGCCGGGCAAGATCGCCGTCTAGAGGAGCGCTCTGTTGCTGTTGACAAACAGCTTGCGCACTACGACCACCGGTTCGATCGTCTCGAAGATTTGATCAAGGACAGCAACGATAACTCCGTCCGCACCCGTGAAGACGTGGCACGGAACGGAGCATTAGCAACACTGGTTGCGTTGTTCGTGTCCATTGGCGCGCGCTACTTCGGTTCGTAGCGTTTCCTGATCCCCTCGAAGATCAGCACGTTCTCCTCGAACGAGTGCTGCGGCAGGGGAACCACCAGCTTCCGATCTGGATAGAGAATGAAGAAGCTCGGACCATAGCCCGAGCGGTACCCCTTATTCTCTGCATAGCCGTCCCCTTGTTTGTAGGTGCCAGAGCGTGCGTACACCACTGGCTGTCCCTTGCGCTGGGGAATCTCGACGTGCGGCTCATGCGTGTGGGCGAGGCAGACAATGTCGGCGTTGTCCCAGTGCCATGGCCATTCATCCCACATCCTCCGGGCCTCGTTGCCCTTGTTCATCCCCGACATGCCCCGGAAGTTGTGCTTGGCAATCACGAAGTAATCCTGATCTCCAACACGCATCTTCACGCCAACACCAGCTTGGGTAAAAGCTGGGACGCCCAGCTTCTCGGCAATAGCAGTAGTCGAAGAAGATAGGCCAGCCGTCTGATAGTTTCGATCGTCGTGATTTCCGTCTACGAGACCGACCCACTTGTTCGTCCTGCCCATACGACGTACCGCCCACTCTTCCTGATATTCTGGGTTTGGTTCGGCGGCACCATACAGACCGGAAGCGGCCTTGCTGTTGACCTTGAAGTTGTCCACATAGTCACCCATGCCCAGGGCCACAACCCCATCGGTTGCTTGCATGAGTTCCATATCTCGATTAATGAGATCGTAGCGAACTCCTTTGTTCCCAAAGTGGAAATCGCCGACGCAGACGAGGGCCACCGGCAGGGGGTCAGGGTAGTGGAGCGTAAGGGTCTTCGCATCATCTTGGTGAATACCTTGATAGACAAGGGATGCCTCTTCTAATTCTTTGTAGTACGTATCCCAGTCATCGGGAACATCAAATGGATCGGGTTCTGGTGGGGCTACGACTTTGGGCGGACCCCATGGCTCCACGTCGTGACCTGTGTTCCTGATATAGGATCGTCGGTGTCTTGCTTGTTCCGGGGTTCTCCACCCGCCGTTGCTTACGTAATCTGCGCTGCTTGTACTGGCAATGAGGATTCGGTCGTCGTCGGTGAGCGGAATCACGGAGCCTCCTGATCCGCACCGGGCCGCAGTACAAGCGTAGCGGTACTGACCCGAGCGGGGCATAAAAAAGGGGAGCGGCCAATCGGCGCACTCCCCTAATTTTACTGTACGTTACCGGCGAACTACAGATTTCGTAGCTTTCGCTTTATCCGTATCCGCAGATTGTGATACCACTTCTGCTTTCGCAGCGGCCTTTGTTTTTCGTTTGGGTAGTTGTTCACGTTCTTTTGCCAATCGTTCTCGTTCAGGCACTTCCGCCTGTGACATTTCCGTAGTGATCCTGAGTTGGTTTCTTTCCTTTTCCGGGAGGGTCGGCAGGTTTGCCCGGAGCCTTTCCAGTTCTTCGGCGAACGCGTCGTCCAGGAACTGGCCCTTCTTGTTCGTCCGCTGGTCGAGGTCGGTTGGGCGGGGGACCTCCGATGTTCCCATCCGCTTCCGTCGTAGCCTCTCCTTCAGTGAGAGGGACGTTGTAGACGAAGAGGTCAATGCGCCATCCATCGTCTTCTACCTTTCCGAATACATACTTGGTACCCGATATTGGATTCGGTACTTCGCTGAGCTTGACCTCGTACCCATTCACGGCGAACGTGGTGACCACGTAGGCGAAGGTGTCGTAGGTCGGGAGGGTGAGTGTGATGATCTGGGATTCAGGACCAACGTCCATCTTCAGTTCATCCATGAGTTGGACCAGCAACATGGCTGGGTCTTGTGCCATCCTGACGCTAGGCGTCTGGGTGGTCTTTGGGGTATGGGGCACTGACTGACCTCAATACATTCGTGCACTCATCGCAGATGAACACGTTCTCTGAGATGATGTAATCCAAGGCAACGTCATCGGCGCCACAGTTGTAGCACGCCCAGACCTCCACCTTGCTAAGAATATGACTCTCGTACGCTAATTCCATGACACGCTTTCATGAGCTTTTTCTTGAGCCGATAGAGCTTAGTCACCGTTGCCGCTGACTTTACATCTTCGACTACCAGCTCGCCACCCTCCAGGTATTGGAAGTCCGCCACGTAATAGCAGACGTGCATACCGTTGATCTTGATCTCGAACTTGGGGTGGCAGACCAGCTCGGAGATCAATCCTGCGTTCAGGAGAAGTGAGAGGTCGCCGTACCTGCGTGCTTCGGCTCGGCTTGCGAACTTGATCCCATCCACTTCGGTTGGGATTGCATGGTATTTGTTCCGTGACTGATACCTTCGCTGCTCTATTTCAGCTTTCCGATTCAACCCAGTAGCCATTACTGCACCACTGACCATCGGATGTATCGAACGTTGTATTGAGACATGTTTCATACCAATCTTGGGAGCGGAAACATTCATCGCAGTAGTACGACGCAGCGAGCGTTTCGTAGAACTCTACGTCGTAGCTACCGCAGATGGTGCACTTGGTAAGCATGGACCTAGGGAACCGGATCACCGTCGTCCTCGATAATCGGAGGAGTGGACCCGACATTGAGTCCAGCCAGTAGGGCAACCGCACCTGACACCGCAGCGTACAGCGCCATTTCATTTGGGCCAAGGTGCCCAGTCGCAGAGAAGTACGCAGCAAAGGGGGAGCTGAGTACGAGCAGCGCGTAGATTACGAGTCTCGCCTGCCTTGGAAGAAGGATGTCGTTGTTGTCCATGGTATCTCCTGAGTAGCGGGGACCGGTGTCTCCAGTCCCCCTATTCTACTCGAACATTCCTTGGTCGTTCATGAGACCCAAGACACCATAGCCGATGATGTCTTTCCATGCGTCCGTCTTACCTTCGGTAAGTCCCTGCTCCCCATTGTTGATGAAGTTTTGCAGGCGATCGAGCTTGTCCGATGTTCGGATAACAATACCGATCTCGCCGAACCGAAGGAGGTTAGAGGGTGGCCCGTAGCCCTTACGCTTCTGAATGAGCATCTGGCGTACTGCCAGGAGTGTGCTGTCCAAATCCTCGAGGAACTTGGCGTTGCTTGGTTCGCTCGCCCATACGGGCTGGGGGTCAATGTGCCCCACGCTAACTACCTGTGAATCGTCAATAACCATGTTCCCTACCTAGTGTGTGTTGCAGTAGCCCATGTTTACGAAGCGAACTTGGGTCGGCTCACTATGCCAGCCGTATCTCCAGTTGTAATACTGGTAGTACTGGACCGTAAATCCATAGCCACTGTCGCACCAGTGCTGCCCAGTGTGCCACCCGGTGTGATTGGATGTCCTCTTGGCATGGGCAGTCGTACCAGCGCCGGTACTTGGCAGAACCTCGACGGACTCAATCTCGTTGAGGTCTTCGTCAATCGTGGGCTGCGCCGTCTCTTCCGGGATATCCGGAGTTGGCGTAGCGGCAGTTGGTGACCCACCGTTTCCAGTAGGTGGGTAATCATTGGCCGATGCCGTGTAGATGTAGGCGCAGAATCCTGCGACGATCACCACGGCGCCGAGTGCGGCAACGAATGGATAGATACGATCAGACCAGATACTCATCTGACTCCTCCGGCCAGCACCAACAGCTTGGGGCACTGGCGCCATGCTTGACGTTGTGGTTGAAGAACAGCCCACCGTACACGCTGAAGACGACTAGTTCTACGGTGCCGTCGTCATTCACCTTTTGGATAATGGCCGGGGACTGCTTGCGGGGATGCAGTCCATCGGCACTACCGGGATGATTGAACACCACCACATCGCACAGGCGAGGGGCGAGGATCGAATCGCTATCCATGCAGGGGTACCGGGGTAGTAAGCACGTCAACGATCTCTGCCTCACCGACTGGTGAGGTGTCTTCGTAATCGTGACGGTACACATCGGAGGAGTGGCCGTATGCCGATACGTTGATCGAGAATCCCTTGGGCCGGTTGCCCTTGGCATCCTTGTCCGGATCGGAAATCGAGACCGATACATCCCGGAAGACTTCATTCATTGCCGTTGCGATTTCGTCGGCGCGAACCAGAGCTTCCTCAAAGCTCCCGTCAAATGACTCGCTGAGATAGGCATCCAAGCGTCGGGTTTTCTTGTCGTCCATGATGGCCTCCCTTGGCGGGGATTAGCTCCCCGCCCGATACCACTGGAACCCGGCACGTTCAGCAACGCGCATCAGTCTCCAGTTGTTACTAAACGTCACCACATCGAGGGGCTGGCCGCTGTCGTCCAGCACGTACCAATCCTCGATCTGTGGCCATGTTTGTTCTTGGGCCGCGCGCTGTGCCCATGCCATAGAGATGATTCCCTTGGGGTCGAAACCACCAAAGGTGAGACTGCCGTTCGGCAGGTGCTTGGTAACTTGCCCGAATCTGAGTTGAGCTTCCTTGAGTGACAGCCCACCGGGGATGGCGGGGTCCGGAAGATCGGGGACTTCGGGCGGGATAGGATCGGTGACGCTGCCAAGCTGCGCCGCCTTCATGTATCCCTTCGTCTTTGCCTGGACCTTCGTGATGTCGTCTAACTCACCCTTGCCGCACGACGTGGTACCAAATTCGTAGTGCAGGAAGGAGGTCACAAGGCCGTACTTCGTGGTGTATGGATGCTCAGACCAGAGCTGGCCATCACGGTCATGCCAGTACGCATAGAGCTGACCGAGCATATCGATCTGTGCTTCGGTGTACTGCTCGTTGTCCTGCTTCATGACCTCGACCGACACCAATCCAGCATTGATCTGGTTGATACCGAACTTGGCAACGAAGGCAGGGCCATCGCCTTCCAGTCCACCGGGGCTGCCGACGCCGCCGCCGCTTGCCCATGGGCTACGGGTGCCGAGCGGATCGTTCAGCATGATGAGGGTTCCGTCTTTCATGACGGTGTAATCCACGAGCGCATTACCGCAGCGCTCGCCACTCGGACAAGCGAAGAACCGCTTGACCTGCTCGACGCCCATGCTGCCCATCCACTCATGGGTGCAGGCGCCTACGATCTTGCGTGGCGGTACCGTGTCATAACCGCCGCCACCGGATTTGTTGGCAATCGCACGGACGTATTCCGGGTGCTTGGCGCGGCCGAAGACTGGTGTCTGTGTTCCCGGACTCGGTTGCTGTGTCGATCCACTCGCCTTGCTGAGCACCTGATTAATGCGCCCTGCGATCTTTTCTCCGTAGGTCGGATCATTGAATGACCAGCCAAGCCAGCGACCTTGGGCGTCCTTACGGACCTGTCCCAAACCTCGTAGGGTTTGCGCGGTATAGTCAGCTTCGTTCGGGGCATCGAACCGCTTGTCGGCAGTCCGAATGTCAACTCCCAATCCAGCAGCATCCCATCGAGCCTCGGCTCTCCGGTAATCCACATAGGCAAGGAGGTGAGCCACCTGTCCAAGGGCGGCACCGTGACCGTTGAGGAAATCTTGACTGGCTGCATCTTGTTTCTTGTCCCCGGTAATACCAATACCCGCTGGGTTGCGACGGTTCTTCCACCAGTCGCTGGTAAACCAGTCGGTCTCAAGAATGGCCTGACCTAATGCAAGGTCGGGGTTGAGTTGGAATGTGGGAGCGGTGCTATAGAGGGAGTCCACGTATCCGTCGATCTGAGGATCGTCTGGTACTCCTGATTTCTTCAGCGCAGTCTTGGCTTGAATAGCTGACATCTGCGCCGTGCCGGTGAGGGACGCTGTGTCCGAATAGCTTGTGAATGCCAACAGGCGGCTCCTTGGTTTGTCGGCTGGGAGGGGACACTCATCACTTCATCCCCTCCCGCCTAGTTGCGGACCTAGCTGAAAGGTCGATCGAAGCCTATCACAACTCCATGCGTTGGGTCTGGAAGAAGGTGGGTTGCTCGCCGACCTTATCACCAGATTGTGATATCGCACCGATGTTTCGGTAAGTTGAGTTGTATCGGTTGAACTCCATGTAGGCGGTTCCCTCGACACCGATCTCCTTGTACCGCACCTTCTGCACGTCGATCTCGACTGGGTTGCGCGGCTCCACCATGTCACGCCACACACAGATGATGCCGTCCGCTTGGTTGTACCAATGCGCCGACCCGGCCATGTCGTACGGTCGGGGCTTGATGTAGTTCCCATCCGACCGGCGCAGCAGCTTGGTTGGGTGGTTGACAATAAAGACAGCGCACTCGTGGTTCCTGCCCCAGTTGATCAGCTTGGAAAGTTCCTGCCCAATCCACTTGGTTTCAGAGATACGATCGTTGTCCTGCACCATCTTCGCCCAGTTATCGAGCAACAGAATCTTGGTGCGGTTGCGGTAGACCTCGACGGATGCCAGCTCAAGCAGGCTGTCTACGGTGAATTCCTCTGGCATGAGGATGCTCAGGTGGTTGTCCACCCAGCGTGCGTACTCCGGCAACTCAAGCTCGCTGATGCGGCCGTCGCCGTAGAAGAAGTTGCCGCCGCTGTACTTCTCGACCCATTTCACCATGTAGCGTTCGGGCGGAAAATATTCCGGACTGAACACAGCGGCGTGGTAGTTGTACTTGCGGCAGAGATTGACGATCAGGTTGTCTACGAACTCTGACTTGCCTGATCCAGGGACGCCGTAGAACAGGGTGGTCTGTCCTTCGGCGAAGGTCCAGAGAGCGTCAAGGTAAGGCCAGCCCGTTGGCTTGACACGTTCCACTCCAAGCCCGTGATACAGCCGTTCGAGGTCACGGTAAATCGTTTTTGGCTGGATGATACCTTCGACGGGATAGCGCTCGGCTCCGATGAGACAAGCATTGAGCATGTCTTTGCCATGTGACTCAAGGGTTTCGTTGGCATCCTTGGCTCCGTCCGGGTAGCCGATGCGCCAGCACCGGTGCTTCCCGATCATGCTGGCCAGCACCTTCTCGATGTTGATGCCAGCCGTGTCGTTGTCGGTGGCGAGAATGATCTCGACCTTGGGCGACTTGATCAGTGGCTCGGCGTTGGTCGCCCAGTCAAAGTTCTGATTCGCCCCGTTCGGCATGGAGATTGCGAGCCACCCCGCCTCGATGCAGGAGAGCGCATCTACCTCGCCCTCGGTAATCACCAACTGCATCGTCTCGTCATCGCCCAGCTCGTCCAGTTTCTGAACGGCTTGGTCGTACCCGAAGGGAATCAAGATTGATCCGCCCTCGACATTGAATCCTTTCTTCTCGCCATCTGACCAGCGGCGCTTGGTATTAACTACCTCGCCACGGAAGGTGTACTCGAAGATCGGTTGGTCGTCGTTGGTAAACGTCACGCCGTAATCCAGCAGGACGTTGGCGCTGATACCCCGCCACGATTTGATGGCCTGCTCTCCCCACTCGCCCTTGTCTTCAGGGAGCGGGACCGGAACCTTGGGTGCAATCTTCTCGAAGAAGAATGGATTCGATGTTCCCCGTTCGTTGGCGCCACCGGACCAGCCGCAGCCAGAGTAGTGACAATTCCAAACCCGGTTCGTCATGTGGATGCTGAGCGCGTTCTTGCGTCGGCATCGTGGGCATCGTGCCTTGATGTTCCCTCGTCGGGTCAGGGCACCGGGTGGCAGGAGATCGTGTGTGATTCCCGCCTGTTCAAGCCAGTCCATTGATTCTCCTCGCGCGCGTGCGCGTTATATACATACTC